GTTCTTGGTTTGCTGAAGGAGTATGCCAGGACCATAAGAGTCTACAGGTACGGCTGGGAAGGCTCCGGTAACAGGCGGATTGTTACCGATGCTCGGGAGTATCTGGTCTACCCCTCTGGGATGATAACCTATTCTGGCTCCCAGTCCCCAGAGTTTATAAGGTTTACCATCGAGCTTGCAGTTTTGAGGGACAAGATTATATAGAGCATCTTGGTGTCTAGCGGCTTTGATGAATAAACCCTTCCTGGCCTTTAATCCAGGAAGGGCTAGTTTGGCTTTCCGTCTGCCAAAGACAACCAGTCTTACGCCGCTGAAATTTGGACGTGACCGAAGACAACTACTTTTATTGCGCTGTTCCCAGGAGCCGGGTAAGCTTCCACCTGTATCGTGTCATCGTCCACCACCCTGACACCAACCTCTATTTCATCCCCAGAAGCTACCTCGTATGCCTTTACTATTACGGACATAGTTCCCAGATAGTGTTTAATTTCAAATTGGTTAGCCGTTCCGTTCCCTATATAGGTGCTGAAAGTATAGACCCCGTCTTCGGGAACAGCTACGCTTATGTAGCGTTCTCCGGTTTCGGAATCGTATCTTTGCAGGGCTATAAATGTTCCGTACAGATTTCTATTACTTGATAGCTTTAATCCGTTTTTTATGGCAAAAAACTTGTTGTCTTTATCGGAATCGGCGGTTACCAGTTGGAGAATGCCGTTTTGACCAACCGTGTAGATGCCATTTTCTCTTCCATCAAGCTGACCAGCGAGAGCTACTCTAGTTCCAGGAGATAAGTAAGACAGGGTTTGAGTGTTTATGTCGCTTTGCAAGTCCACGTTAAAGAGAAACGCCCAGTCTACAGGTTCAAGCAGGTCTGTTCCAGAGCTTTGTATGAGTTGCTGGAGGCTCTGAACCTGGCCCTGAAGGTACTGGAGGTTGACGGCGTCCCTGGCGTCTACTGGGTCAGCGAGGTTCTTTACCCTGTTCACTCCTAGGAAGTCGTAGTCACGAGCTACTTTTCTTGCTGGCATGTGTTTCTACTTCTAACCTAATGTGGTATTTCTACTTACTATAGTCTACCACGTGGCTAACTCCCTATTGCTATTATAGTACGAGCCACCATTGTCTAAAATGTGTTTGTATGAGCGATGCCTATGAAGAGAAGGAGATTAAGGACGAGCCGCCTACTCTGGGAGAGCTACTTAAAGGTAAGACAAAAAGAGAGATTTACTCAATAGTGGCCCGCTTGTTGGGTTACGAGGACATACCACCGGAGATAGACACCTTTCTTTCCGATTCGGCCTACCTCGGGGATGTTTTGGATGGTGGCAAAGCGGTTTATGAATACTGGAAAGCCGCTCTTCGTACCGTATACCCAAACCCGTTTGAAAGCCCTTTCCTAGAAGTGGTAGCAACTGGTGCCATTGGCATTGGTAAGACCACCCTGGCTAAAGTTGGGTCTAGCTACGACATATCGAAGATGCTACTTCTTTCAAATCCACACAGGAACTATGGGCTCATCTCTACTCAGAAGATAGAGTACGCCATCATAAATGCCACCATGACCCTCGCCCGTTCGGTTATTTACGATGAGCTTATAGAGTGGTGGCGTCTCTCTCCGTTCTTCTCTTCTTTTATGAGAAAGAACAAATCTCAGGATACCCTATTCCCTAAGCGGATAAACATAGTTTCTGGCTCACGTCCGAGCCACTTCATAGGCCGGGCCATTTTCGGTGCCATACTTGATGAGATGAACTTTCAGGATAAGGTGGAAAACCAAGCCTACGAGAACTACACTAATGTCCTTCGCCGCCTCAAGTCCCGCTTTGGCACCTCAAAGTACCTTCCCGGACACCTGTGGCTACTTTCGTCAAAGCGTAGAGATAGCGATCCTTTGCAAGTCCACATAGAGAGAAGCCGTAATGATCCGTCTACGGTCATTTTTGATGCGGCCCTTTGGGAAGTAAAGAAGGAAAAGCTCAACCTTTCTGGAAAGTACTTTTACGTCTATGCCGGGGACAACTCAAGAGACCCGTTCATAATAGGGGACAACTATGACCACAAGCTTCATTACAACTTAGATGAATCTCGTATCGTCAGAGTTCCTGTGGAGTTCCGCAAAGACTTTGAAAAAGACATATTTAACGCAATCCGGGACTTGGCGGGCATATCTGTCCAAGGGGTTCACAAGTTCATTCCTAGTGTTGAGGCCATTTCATCAGTTATGACCGGAAAGAACATTGTTGATAAAGAGTACCTTGAGGTGGACTTCTACGACAAGGAGCCGATAATGACTTTCATTCTGCCCAATATAGAGAGAGTAAAAAATCCTATACTACCTAACTCTCCAAGATTTATCCACCTGGACCTGGCGCTGACCAAGGACTATGTTGGCATTGCTTCTTCTTTTGTTATGGACTACGTGCAAACGGTAAGGGAGGACGAGAGCGGTATACAGACAGTTGTTAAGGAGCCTATAGTGGTTGTTGAGTGGGTGATCTACATAAAAGCTAAGACTAACCAGGAGATACCGCTGAACAAGGTCAGGGATTTTATTCTTGATTTGAGGCGTTTAGGCTACCCTATAGCGGCTACCTCAGCAGACGGCTACCAGTCTGCCCTCCTGTTGCAGGACCTTACACAGGCCGGGCTCAAAACTCAGGTAGTTTCTGTGGATCGGGATTACAACCCTTATCTTAACCTGAAGAGGATGATATACGAAAAGCGTATTGTTTTGCCAAAATCTGAACGGCTTAAGCGTGAGCTTATGGACCTCATTGACACGGGGAAAAAAGTGGACCACCCGGTAGACGGTTCTAAGGACGGTGCAGACGCCGTTGCTGGTAGTGTCTGGCTGGCTACCAATAGCGGCTACTCCAAGCAAAACCCTCTCCTTTCCTTGTCCTCACTATCAGAGGAAGCTATAATGGAAATAGCTTTGGGCTATTGACACCGTTCTGTGCCACTTTTAGGTATTTAAGTTCAACATGAGGAAAAGAAACTCTGAAAAGGGCCAATCACCTTCTCTGATTAAAGATGTCTTCGACGGGTTCCTGGTTAAGGTGCTTCCAGCTGAGGAGCCCGCACCTCTGGATGTTGTCTTTGACCAGAACAAGCTCCTTGAGAGCGTAAGCAAGCTTAAAAAGGGAATGAACAATGTCTTGGGGATACTTGAAGGTGTTTACTTTTTGCCTGATGGGTACTCCCGAAACAAGCGCTTTTACCCCAGGGAGCTTTGGGAAAACGTTATCAGAAACATGGAGCCTGTGCTTCGCTCTAAAGGGGTTCTCGGCACCTTAGAACATCCCATGAAGGAAGAGGACGCCCACCCCCGGCACGCTTCTCACGTGCTAAAGCGACTCTGGATCGGAGAGGATGGCAATGGGTACGGAAAATCCTATCTCTTGAACACCCCTATCGGTTCTCTTGTTTACATACTTGGTTCAGCCACGGATGAAAACGGAAACCCCCTGGTTCCGCTTTACATGTCTTCCCGTGGTCTTGGCAAGATAAGCGGATATACCAGGGATGGTTATGAAGTTGTTGATCCCAAGACTTATATACTGCAGACTTTTGACGTGGTGCTTGATCCAGGATTTATAGAGGCTAAACCGGACTTTGTTGGCGTCGTCGAGTCTGTTTTGCCTGAGGTTATTGAGATGGAGGACAGGCCGGAGTCCTTCTTCATTTCACTTGCCGAATCTTTGGAAAGAAATGACCTTTCTCTGGATACTGTTGAGGGGGAAATAGCGATATCTACCCCTCTAGACGCCAGGGTGTCCGGGTTTATGGAGCAAGCTAGTGTGTACGAATCTGCTACCCAAAGCCCAAGCCCTTCTTTTGCGGCGAAGAAGAAGCAAGAAGAGGAGGAAAAGCAGGCCATTCAGCTTCCCTTTGAGGAAGTGTCTTCCGAACTTTCAGAGGAGGACCTGCGATACCTGCACTCAGTTGTAGAGAAAGCTGAAGTCGTTGGTGTTAAGGCCGAAAGAAGCGTTAGCGGGGAAAGGCAGGCCCACGAACCTCCTTTGTCTCCTTCACCTGTCTACGAGGAAAACCAGGTTGCCTTTAGGAGACTAGCCTCTTTAGTTGAGTCCTTGAAGGCTGAGGTCGAAGCTCTCAAGGCTGAAGTTTTGGCACAGTCTTTGGGGATTGATTATGATAAGGCCAGAAAGCTACTTGAGTTTAATGGCTATAGCCTAGAAAAAGCGAAAAGGGAAGGTCTTAGGGCGCTCAAGGGACAAGTGAGGAAGAAGGCAAGGCACTCTTCAGACCTGGACCTTTCCAGGGTTCCAGTTCTCGAAGCAAGAGATGAGGTTTCTAGGGGAGAGCCCGAAGACCTGGCCCTGCTTACCTCAATCTTTGGCCGCTTTGAATGACCTCTGGAGGATAAGCCATGCTCCCAGTACCAGGAGTTCCGGGACCGAGGCTCAACCCAAAGCTTTTTGACAGGCGCATAAGAACGGCTTTGGGCTTGAGCATAGACGAGCCTAAAGTCTACTTCCACCAGGGAAATCTTTCTCTTCCTGGTAGAGGTGGCAAGCTTGTTCCGTCTTCTTATTATCAAAGTGAAGCCTACCTCAACCAGCTGTTGGCTTCGGCCCTGTTTAAGTCCGTACAGACCAAGAAAGCGATAAAGTCCTTTCATGATTCTCTTGAGGATTTTTACCTCCTTCGTGTGATAAAGCAGTCTATTTACCACGACGTCTTTTACAAGTTCTTGGATGAGGAAGCCACTCTTTTAGGGTTGCCCATAAAGATAGAGGCTAGTAGCCGAAGAGTTCTTGACAGGATTGTTGGCTACCTTGAAGAGCTTAGAGTGCCTGAGATTGTTAGAGAAATCCTGGATATGACTTTGTATCTCGGAGAGTACCTTCTTTTCTACGATAAAGAAAACTTTCAGATTGACGAAACTCTTATAGACCAGACTTCCTGGCGTGCCGTGTATCAAAGGGGCAGGCTGGCTAAGCTTATCGCCTTTTCCTCAAACCAGGAGATAGACAGATATAGGGAGAATGCTCTCATCTTTCGTATAAAATACCTTCCTTACAAGCTGAATGTTTTGGGGGAAGACGAGTATCCTTTCTACGCCTACATTGGTCAGGGAATAATAGATGTAGGCATACTCAACCTCCTTAACACAATAAGGCTAATGGAATCTCTGATGCCAATCCAGCAAGCCCTTTCAGTCCAGGCTGGGCAACTGGTCTATGTGCGCCTCCCAGAAGCACCATCGGGACCCAAAGAGGGGTTTGATCTGGCCCGCCAGTACGAGCGCTTGCTAAATGCCGCCGTTGAAGTTTCTGCTGGGCAAGGCCCTGTTTCTTATCAGGACATAATCTCCTCAATCGCAAAGTGGAGGGTCATCCCTCTATTCGGCGAAAAAGGAGTTATTGAGCCTAGAGAGCTTCCTCGCCCAGGTCCTATTGACATGCAGGCTCTTGGATACGTAAGGCAGGCTCTCTCTGACGCTATACCTCTACCAGCATCCTACCTTGGTATTCAAGAGCAGAACGAGGACAGAAACAAGCTTGCCCAGTATTACATGCTGATTACTGAGATAAGACGGGGCATTGCTGAGTTTGTTGAACTTGTCATTGAAAAGGCTATTGCTGGCAAGAAGGGTATTTCTGGTGATTACAGGGTTGAGCCTATTCAAGTTTCTGGCATACTGGAAAACCAAATGGGTGACTACTTTGACCTGGCCGCCTTTGTTACCGATGCTATATCCAGGACCATACTCAGCTTAGCGGATATAAAAGACAGATCAGCAGAGTACGTCAACCTTCCCGTTCTTGCACAAGCAGTAAACAGGATATTTGCTCCCCTTACTGGCGGTGAACCAGTTATCTTCCACGAGAAAATAGCATCCGATGAGGGCGGGTTTGAGGAACCTTCGCCACAGCCCGAGGAGGAAGGGCCGGAAGAGCAATCAGAACCATCCTTTGAAGAGGAGCCTGCTGAAGAGTATACTGAAGAGGAGGGGGAGCCTACAGAACAAGAACGGCAGAGCGGGCAAAAGAGTGGTAGTGGTAGAATAGGCTTTGATAGCGGTCTACTCAACCAGCTATTCTAACCTCTTTCCTCCAGTTGTATAATGTTTTGAGTGAGAATAGGTTGTTAGTGTAGCTTGGCATGAAGAAAGATATTGATACTCTCTTTGAACTAAGCGAGTCAGAGGGCGAAAAGCCCGTTGGTGGTGAGCTTGAGCTTAATGTTGTTGAGGCCAAGGAAGGAACCCTTATCCGTCTTTCAGACGGACTCGTCGTGGACCCAGAGGTTCTTCTTTCTATGTTTGAGTCTGTGTCCAAGTTTGAAGAGGAATTTGGTTCCATCGACGAAGCCGCCGAAAAGCTCCGGCTCCTGAGGCGGATTGAGGAGAACCTTGCTCCTCTTGAGGAGCTTGAGGAAACCGTCAACCGCCTTGTGGAAAGCGCTGAGGAGCTTCTTTCCTCATACTCCAAGAACGAACAAAATGAGAGCCTTGGGGATTACTATGACGACAGGGATGAGGCTGGAGGTTTTGGCTTGGAGGACGAGGAAGATGAGGACGATGAGGACGAGGAGGAGATTGATGTTTCTGACCTGACCGTCAAGGAACTCCTCATTCTCCTGCTCCAGATGCTCTCAACTGACGACGATAGCGAGGAAGAGGCAGACCTCGATGTGGACTTCTCGGACCTGGACCTGGCCCGTTTAGGCAATATGAAGGTTTCTGACCTTGTCAGCGCCCTTAAGGAGGGTAAGCTTAGCAAGACTTTGGAGGGGTGCGGTTGTGGCGAAAAGAAGTACGAGGGTACCAGCGTAGATAGCTTGTTTGAGGTGGACGAAGATACTGAAGTCCTTGGCATGGGCCCTGAAACCGCCAACCTTATGCGGGGTGAGGGTGGGGAAGCCAGCCAGGATCGGAAGCAACACGGGGAGAAGGAGGAGGAGGTAGAAGGCGAGGACGAGGAGATGAAAAAGGCTGAGGAGAGCTTTGAGAGTGAAGATTTTGGTGCCCAGCTTTTCAAGCGCCTACTTGAGAGACTGGAAAAGTAAAGTTTGGATTTTGTATAATAGGTTTTGGGCTGGGGACGTAACTTTAGGTGTTTCCTCCTATCTATCTATTTAGGTTCTGAGAAAGTATCAAAATGCTTGGAAGTGTTGTTGACAGCAAGTACATCTATGAAGCTAAGAAGTACGAGCAGGACCCCAAGTTCTCTCCTTACCTGGAGATGGCGGAAAACTTCCGTCAGAAGCTCTACAAGCGGTCCCTGACTCCGTACGACAAGGCGGCCCTTGGGCGGTACATGGAAACCTGGGAGAGCATGCTTCCCCTTTTGGAGGCGGATGCCACCACTCGTGACGCCTTGGGTGATATCATTCGGGCTCGCCTTGGGCTGGTGGCCCTCCAGTACGCTACTCTCCCCATCACGGACTTTGCCTCAGTCCAGCCCCTCTCAGAGGAAGCGGGCGTGGTCTACTACCGGAAGCTGGTGGCTACCACGACCCGTGGGGGAATCACCGCTGGTCAGGAGCTTGGGAACGCCTTTGGTATCCTGAACACCGAGCCTGACTACTACTCTGAGCTTCGGACCGAGACTGTGGCTACCGTGGCTAACCAGACCAACTACACCATCAACCTCCCCGGCCCGGTGCGGAAGCGTCTGGTCAAGGTCCAGGTTGGTGCCACGGCTCGGGGCTTGGACGACGGTGAGGGTGTGATCCTCGGTACTGGCCTCACGGGTACCATTAACTACGACACGGGCCAGCTTACCCTCGTTCTTGACTCTAACGCCGTCAACCTTGGTACTGACGCCATCGTCGTTACCTACCACCAGAACCTTGTGGAGTCCAACAACGTTCCTGGGTTCCGGTGGGAGCTTCGGAGCAAGGTGGTCCAGACCCGGTTCTTCGCTATCTACAGCCAGTTCTCAAGCGTCACTGAGCATATCATCAAGCAACGTTTCGGGCGGCTCTTCGCCGAGGACATCGTCTATGACGCCGTCACTCAGATCAACGCCGCCGTTCTTGGGAACGCCGTCCGCCTGCTCAAGCAGAGCGCCCTCAGCTGGCCTACCTTGACCTGGAGCCAGACCCCGCCTGCTGGTGTGAGCGCCGCTGAGCATCGTCTCACCTTCCTGGACAAGCTTGAGGAAGCCTTGACGGAGATCGGCAAGAGGAGCGGTGCCTCTGCCAGGTCCTTCGTCGTCACGGGCATCCGTGGCCGGGTGATTATGCACACCCTTGGTCTGAAGAGCCAGCCCAAGAACGCTACTGGCCCCTACCTGATCGGCTACTGGGATGGCACTCCTGTTTACTACGCTCCTCCCACGCTCCTTGGCGATGACGAGGTGCTTGTGGGCTACCGTGGCGAGTCTTGGTTCGAGGCTCCTGTGGTCTACGCTCCTTATCTGCCCGTCATGACCGTCCGGGCCTCTGCCTCACCCAACCCCATGCTCCAGAACGTGGTCACCGCTCACGCCGCTGGGTTGGAGGCGGTTGCTCCCGAGTTCGTCCAGCGCATCCAGATCGTCAACTAATCCTAGTTTTCGTGCCCTCCCCTCTCTCCTTCGAGAGAGGGGAGGTTTTTTGACACTCTTCTGTCACATTTCCTTACCCCTCAGTTCTTATTCCAGACGCTTTTTTCTTAGCTTCCTTCTGTAGCACGTGCTTGCCTAACTCACCTGCTTTCGTAGCATATGGTTATGGCAGACTCTTCCTACTACCACTTGTACGTGGCACTTGATGACTACATGCCTTCTCTCTCAAAGGCAACAGTTCTCCACTCGTTTTCAAGTTCTAAAGGAAACACTATAGGCCCGGCAATATCTTCAATACAAAGCGAGCTATCTGAGGATGAGGTGGAGTTCCATCAAGACCTCTACTCTTTAATCAAAGATATTTACGAGAACCCGGAGGATATACAGCTCGGTGCTTCTTTTGCGTTTGAAGAACCATATTGGGAGAAGTTTCTCTTGAAAGAAGGCGAAGTGGAGAGGTATGTTTACGGGCTCCCTTTAGCGGCATCCATAACCGAAAATGGCATTCTCCTGCATTTGGTAGCCACGGACGATCCTCTCAGGTTCCCGTCATATGTAGACATAAGCGCCTCTGCCTACGCCGAGGCCGTCTTCGTTCCCATGCCCGATGACTATACTACTGAGGACAACGAAGCTATCATCGGCGACGATTTTGCCGTTTACCAGATATCAGAAACCGAAAATGGAAAGCCTGTTTTTGGCTACTATCCCTGGGACTTCCACCCCCTGCCTACGATCGTTGCGTACTACTGCAATACCCACGAGATAGGCGGCCCTGTTCTTATAGTTTTGCCCCCGCCTCCGGATGGTGACCTCAGCAAACCTCTTAGGAAGGCTCTTGGTTCCGAAACCCTCGGGTTGTCCGTTCTTGTGGCCTATGCGGATGTGGTGTACGATGATGATGAAGTAGAAGAAGAGGAGGAGTAGCCTCCCCTCCCTCTTCCAACTCCTCCTCTTCTGCACAGCATTAGGAGGGAGATATGATCTACATGCACACCATAGACTGCCTGTGCTACCAGGGTACTAACGCCCTTTTGGTCTTTCCGGCGCACGTTTCTAGCTTTACGGCGGTGGCGGTTTGCAAACCTATTTATCAGGAAATGCCGGGGAAAACGGTCTACCTTTACTACGACCCGGCTGAAGGCGGGGCCACGGTTTTCCACCAGCATGATACCGATGGTGCCGTTATTTCTCAGGTTTACTCGTATCTCAGAACCTATCAAGCTGAGCCCGCTTCCGAGGACGAGATTCCTCTGTCTAAACAAGTTTCCTTTTACTTTGTTGGTGTTGGCGACAACAAACTTTCTAATGAGCAGATGGAGGAGATTATCTCTAGGGACTTAGAGGTTGCAAAACAGCACGACTTCAGCCTGATGGTGTACGTTAACGGGCAACGTGTCTACGAGAGGTAGCTGAGAAAGCTATGGTGCCAAGCTTGAGTGACTTGTTATCAACTCTTCTTCATGACAACTTCCTCTTGACAAGTCCATGACCCTTGATGTAGCCTCCTGTTGGAGGCTAGATATGCCTAAGAACCCTTTCCATACCAGCCTTTCTACAGCTAAGGCTAGGTACCACGAAGTGGTTTCTGAGGACTTCCTCGCTTCTTTGGAGGAGGTCAGAAGGACAGCCAAGGGCGAAATCATATACAACTGCCCTTGGTGCGAAGAGAGGTACGGGCCCAGGCCGGATAAAAAGTACCATAAGCTTTACTTCAACCCAGAGATGGGAGTGGGCTTCTGTTTTCGTTGCGGAACCTCCATCTCCGTTGAAAAAAGTGGCCTCTCCTTAGCGGATACCAACATAGTTCTTCCATCTCTTTCCCTAAAGGGCAGGGACAGCAACCCTCCTCACAAAGATAGTTTCATCTCCGATCTCTTTCTGTCCCTGCCGATAACTAAGGGCAAGGAAATGGCTCACTACTATCTCATGCAACGTTCTCCTTACCTTTACGAGGTGTTTGGCAAATACAAGGTACCCTATTACCAGGCGTACTACGGGGACGGGCTCTACGGGGTAGTTTTTCCGTTTTATGTTGAAGGCAAGATAGTTTCCTACCAGGTAAGGTACTTTCGCCTTGACGGGCGTGCGGTTCCCTACAGGTACGACACTAGACAAGGACCAAAGTACCCTTATTCCCCCCACGGCTTAGGCAACATTACTCCCGTGGATAGCATATCTCTGGTTGAAGGCGTCTTCGGCACTTTTGGGCTCCTATACCTGGCCGAGCATCTGGAAATCTTCTCTAAAGAGATAGCTTCTGCCGGGCTTTCCGTAGAAACCCTTCGCAAGGCCCTCTCCTACCCGATAGCAACGCTTGGTTATTCCTTGTCTGAGGGTGTTCTCTGGGCAATAAAGTCCCTCGCCCCTGTTCATGTTGTAGTGGTTATGGACGACAAATCCTTGTCTTACCAGGCGGTTCTCAAGCTTCTAGAGAACCTTACTTCGGTGGAGAGGATTGACATTCTGAACATAGGAGACCCGGACGAATACGCTACAGCACTCTACAAGCGCATTTCGGGCTTGACCGAGAGTGTTGGCTAGACTAGTCTGAATAGGGGGTAGCTACCATGGAAAAAGAGAAAGAGCGTGGAGCGATCGAGGACTTGATGAAGAACGGTATAAACTCTCTCATGGGTAATGGCTTGGATGGTACCGGAAACTTTGGTAGAGGAGTGGGGAGTAATGACGTTTCCGCCTTTTCCTCTAAAAGCGTTGGCGGTACAAACGGTACTTCTTCCCCCCTTCTCAACGGACTTAACAGCCACTCTTCTGACAACAAGTATATCCCCAGTTTTGCCCTGAAAGGAGCGGCAAAGGAGCCAGAAAGCCTGAAAGCTGGCAGTAATACCAACCCTGATACTGACGGGGCTAGCATCGTTAGCAACAAGACTTCAAACGATCTACCCTCTTTTATTAATGGTATTTCCCATTCCACTAACGCCAAAACCGAGGACGTTTTGGAACACGGCGAAACTCTTGATGAAGAAACTTTGCAAAGCCATTACCAACCCTCCGGTACTCTGCTCCGGAAACCCCTAAAAGAGATAAACTTGAAAGGAACTAGCATTGAAAAGTCTTTACTCCAATCAGGTAATAACAATTCCTCACAAAGTCTAAATACCATTCCTCAAGAGAAAGAGCAGGAACTTAACCCTCCTCATACCATTGGTAAGGAGGCCCTTTCTGAGATTCTTCCGCCGGAGGAGCCCTCCAAGGTATCGGTTTCTAAAAGCGAAATGTCTGAAGTAATACCCAAAGAAGTTGGCTCCCCGTTTAGCTTGGGAATAGAGTCTGTTCGTGCTGAAAGGGACACGGCTTACGCCATCGCCTTTGTTAACCCTTTTATACGGAGGTTGCTAAAGCACTACAAAGACGACCCCTTCTGGTCTGAAGCTTCCAAGCAAATCATTGAAACCTGCCTTTTGGATAATACTGACGAGTGGTTAGACCCTCACGCCGTCCTTTCCCTGGTGGAAGGGAAGATGTCAGAAGCCGAGAAGAGGAGGGCTATCTTTGCCTCCTCTTCTTACCTCCAGGCAAGGACTCCTGCTGATGCCGCCGTTGCCGCCAAAACTATCATCTACCGCCTTAAGGTTTCCCGTCTTCACGGCTTCTTGCGGGACTACGATGCTAGCAAAAAGACCTCTGAGGACATGGATAGGTTGATAGCTAATGTGATCTACCTTTCCAAGCACTACGGCTCTCCTCTTGAGGTCAAGTCCCTTACCGAACTTAAGCTTGAGGGCCTTTACCAACAGGAGGGAGACACGGAGGTTAAGATTTTCCCCTCCTTCTTCTCTCCTATGAACGAGTACCTGGGCTTTGGTGGATTCATGCCTGGGCAACTGGTTTCCGTGGCGGGGGCTCCCGGCAGGGGAAAGACCACCTTCCTCCTAAACGAAGCGGTCAATATGGCCTTGTCTGGGCGTACCGTTCTTTACTTCGCCCTCGCTGACATGACTGAGGAGGACATTGTCCTCAAGGCCCTTTCCATACTTGCCGGACACCGCCTGATGAACAACATTGTCCAGCGTTCCGGACACACAGCCCTTCTTCAGGAAGTGGAAGCCTACTATTATGATGCTATTTCTGGCGCTCCCAAGAAGACCAGCGTCTTCTACGACCTTTCCCCAGCTTCCCTCATAAGGAGGGATGTGAAGACCATGTTCAACGACCCCTACTACTACGATATCCTCTCCAGGATAAGAGTGGTTGCTGACAGCGAAACCCGCCCCCATATTGAGGACATCCAGTCAACGGTTATGTCCATGGAGGAAGAGCCGGATGTGGTCATCGTTGACTACGACCGTTCCGTTAAGGCCAGAACGGACGAAGGTCTTTACCAAGAGGGAGAGGAAATATACGAAGGTCTTGTTTCTATCGCTAAGCCTAAGTCTGGAAAGCGCAAGCTGGTCATGGTAGCCAGCCAGATCAACAAGAACTACTGGTCTAGAACAGAAGTGCCCTTGGAAGCCCTTGCGGAAAGCTCCAGGAAGCAAGCTATTTCCGATATCGTCATCACCGTAGGTAAGGACATAACTCAAAAGTATGTTCACGTTGGGGCCATTTCCTTGGTAAAAGAGCGTCGTGGGAGAACTTCATCTTTTGGCTATATCCTCCTTCCCACCAACCAAGTGTTCCCTTGGGACTTGGAAGAAATAATGAAACAGAAGGGTGAGGAGATAAGGAAGCGTGCCAAAAAGTCTTCTGATTCAGCTGAGTAGCTTTTGCTAAAATGAAAGAGTATGCCAGAAGAAAACCATCCCTTAGACCACGTAGAGGAAGAGAGCCACCTTGCAGGTGGCTTTCGGGTCTACAGGCTAAGGGCTGAAGTTGATAGGGTTTTTGGTGAAAACTTTTACCTCAAGCCCGGTAGGGGCAAAGAGGGAACCCATCTCTACATGACTCCACAGGCGAAGAGATACAAGCGAATGCTTTATGAACAACTTAAAGAACAGGTGGAGTCTGGGGCCTTTCCTTATGGAAAGGAGTTTCCGCAAAGGGTGGTATACGAGTTTCGCATAACTAAAGACAGAGACGTGACTAATATGATAAAAGTGACTGAGGACGCTCTCTCAGATGCTATAGGGGTTGACGATTCGGTTTGGACAGAGGTGGTAGCCAGAAAGGTAAAGATTGAGGGAGACGGTCCAGAGGTGGTTATAATAGAGCTATACTGCCCTAGGTGATTTGTGCTATATTCTTTTCTGGGATAGGTAAATCGGTTTTTCAGGAATGCGCACTAGAATAAACTCATCTGACCGGACCGGGAACTACACGCTGTCTTGGTACATCGGCAATGACGACGCTGATCTGTACTTGGAGCTTAGAGACAATACTACAGGGGAACTCAAGACCATGAAGGTTTCTGAGATCGACAAGCTTGACCCCGAGCTTCGTGCTACCGCCATCTCTCTCCTTAAGCTCATGGTAAGGGTGGACATGGCGTTGCTCCCCTGGCTCTACTACAAGGGGTACGATAAGTACCTGGACGCCATTGGGGTCTATGAGCGGCCCTAGGTCACTTCTTTGGGATAATAAAGCAAGAAGCCTCTTCTTATTTCAATGAGAAGCAGTTCACTTAATGCCGTGTCTTTGTGGAAATGTTAATGGTAGACGAGCCTCACTATTGCCCTGAGTGCGGTTCTCAGTTCTATGTTTCTGGGGGTAGTGTCCTCATTGAGTCTACGGGCCAAAAGGTTTTTGCTTTTGACATAGAAACACAAACTGGCAAGGTTTTTCATCTTGAGGACCCCGTTTGCCCCTCTTGTAAAGCTCCTTTGCTTCCTCTACGACAACTAGAGGAAGTGTTTGGAGAGTTGAGGACTTTCTGACCCTCTCAGGAAGACTACGGCACCCGGTTTTTATACAAACTTGTGGGCCGTAGTCTTGTCTTGTATTATTTACTCTGTACTATGCCTTTTCTAGTAGTCCAGGCGTCTAACGACTATAAGGTTCGTCTTTTCTCGGTCTTTAACGACGAGAAGCAGGCCATCAGCTTTTCTTTCGCCAACTTCATTTCTAAATCAAGCTCGTACTGGGTTCCTCCGTTTCTAGTTGAATACCTTTCAAGGTATTTTCATTTGTTCGGCGTTTACCCTAAAATGCTACTGTCGCAGGAGCGATCAGTTGTGGTCGTTCTTTACTACGATTACTCCCCTTACCTCCGTTTCTAGGTTATATTTTGGTTATGGTAGCTCTTCTTGAAAAGCTCGTTGAGTGGTTCTACGGCATCTTCTTTGGCGTTGACAGGGTAGTTGCGCCTGAGAACGGCGTTCGTCTGGTTTTTGTTGACGGCCTCTTCCCCTCATGGGCCGCCGCACAGACTATAGGCCGCACCGTCTTCGTGAAGTCCTATTTCTTGCACTTTCGTGGATACCAGGACGAGCTTGTGTGGTTGCTCTCCCACGAGCTAGTTCACGTTAAGCAATGGAAGAAGTATGGGTTTCTGTTTGCCATACTCTATCCTATGGCCTCTCTTTTGGCATTGGTTAGAGGGAAGCACTACTACCGGGATAACAGGTTTGAAAGGGAGGCCGAAGAGGAGAAGTTTCTGCATATTAAAGAAGCCTCTTCAATGGTTTCCCATATCGTATAGATGTTTCTGTGTAGCACTAAGCGTTGACTTCTTTTTACAGTTAGGGTAGCCTGTTATTGGAGGTATGTTGCTATGAACCATCGCCGAGAGGGAGCGCCGCCGCCGGGTGTTTACG